TCACGTCCGCGAGGCCCGGGACCGCGAGAGCCGTGCGAGCCGCCGAAGCCGTGGTGCTGCCGGTGCCGCCGTTGGCGATCGGGAGCGTGATCACAGCGGCGCCTGACGCACGGCTGTAGAACTCGCATCGCCAGTTGCCGCTGTTCAGCGACCGGAAGCCGGCGACGTCGCCCGCGGCCGTCGTGATCGAGGCGCCGCCAGGGAGGATCAGCGAGGTGGCGTTGTGCGTGAGCGTCAGCGCGCCGTCGAACTTGAGCACCCGGTAGACGCCGGCCGCCACGGTATCGAAGGCGGTGATGGTCGTGGTGCCGGAGACCGCGAGGTACTCAGCGTTCGCCGCTCCGATGTTGACGGTCGCCGCCGACGCGATGGTCGAGCCGGCCTGCAGCTCGCGGATGTCGGCGAGCGCCTGGCGGATGGCGTCGTTGATGTTCGACGGCGGACATCCCTCGCCGATGTTGATCGCCGAGATCGACGTGTTGGATGCGGCGGTCTGGGAGTAGTCACGAATGGGCATGGGTCACCTCTGTCTCTGAGGCATCGCCGACCTGACGGCTGCCTCGTACTGGTCGATTGCGTCCTTCAGCTGCGGCTCGATCGCAGCGACCGACGACAGCCGGCCGAGATGCGCCGACAGCGCCTCCTGGCCGCCGCCGATCTTCATGCCGGTCGCCAGCCACTTGGCGAAGGTCGGGCTTGCGAGGAGCTTGGCCGCGCCGAACGTGCCTGCGAACGTGGCGGCGCCAGCAGCAGCGGCGGTCGCCATGCCTTCCACGCCACCGCCGAGCCCCCCGCCGCCGAGCAGCGTCGAGAAGAGCAGGACGCGGCCTGTGTTCGACCTGTTCAGCATCCTGCCGCTGTCCTCGAGCGCGGTGGCGATCTTCGCGATGTCGTCGAGCGACCCGCGCAGTTCGTTGTATCGCTGGCCGCCGAACAGCGCGCCCTTGGCCTCGCTCGACATCTTCCCCCACTCGCTCGTGAAGCGCGCAGGCGAGAAGGAGCCGGTCTTCGGGTCGACACCGATCCGATTGACCACCGACGCCACCACGTCGTCGAACTGGTCAGGCGTCAGGTTGTAGCGAAGCTTCCGCAGCAGCTGGCCGCCGTCCTTGCCGAGCTCGCCCTGCAACATCGACACGACCTTCTTGTCGACCTCCTGCGTGGCGAGGCTCTCGACCCAGTCCATCTGCTGGGTCATGTGCATGCGCGTGTAGCGGTTGGCCTTGTCGTAGGCCTTCTGCGCCGCCTGGCCGGCGTTGTTCGCGATGCCGGCGTCCAGGTCATCGGACAGCGATGCGTAGAGCCGCTTGAGCAGCGCTCGGCTTTCGTCTGCGACGAGGACCGGGTTGCCGAGCTTCTCGCCGATCTCCGTCCTGACTTTTCGCAGAACCTCGAACGGAAGCATGCCGCCCTTGGCGTCGGCGCTGAACCGCTTGAGCAGGTCGGCGGCGTCCTTGCCGTATTTGGCGCCGAGCTCCTGCGACGAGGCGAACACTGCCGCCTCGTCGTTGAGGAGCTTGAACGTCGAGTCGGCCCTGACCGGCGTCTGCTTGGAGAAGAACTTGTAGACGTCGCCGTAGAGCTGATCCTGCCTGTCGCGGAAGCGCTGGGCGGCTTCCTTCAATCCGCCGCGCACGGCGTCGGCCATGCCCTGACCTTCCATCGGCGTGCCGACGTTGGTGGCCGCACGGCGCGCGGCCTGCGTTACCTCGTCGATCGTCTGCGTGTAGGCGTCCTTCATCACGCCGGCGCCGCCGAACGAGCCCGCCGCGGCCTCCGCAGACTGCACGACGCCGCTGCCGGAGACCGCGCCTGCGCGCGGCGTGACGCCCTGGCGCTCGAAGGCTCCGAGGGTGTCGACGGCCGCCTGCCCGCCGCCGCCAAGCACGCGCTTGACGCCTTGCGCGAGCATGGGGAACAGGTAGCCGCCAGCCGCGTTCACGCCGAACGTCGTGGCGGCGTCCGCTGCCTGTCGCCCGCCGGAGCGCGTGTCTACGCGGCCATCGAACTGTGTGGCGTAGAGGTTCTCGAGCTCACGGCCGATCGTGGCGCCAGCGGCTGCAGCCGCCGGGATGCCGACGGCGACCGACTTGCCACCGCTCTGTCTCGCCGTCAGCAGCGCCGGCGGAGTAGCCAACAGGCCTCCGATCACGCCGCCGGCCATCTCGGCGGCCTCGGGGCGCAGGCTGAACAGGTCTCCGACGTCGAGCCCGCGCGGGTTGTAGATCGTCTGCTGGCCGGTCTGCGGGTCGGTGAAGACGAAGTTGTCGTCGCCCAGCGGCCTGGCGTCGGGGTAGTAGGCCTGCAGCGTCGCGAGCCTGTCTGCCGCCGGCGCGCCGCCGACTGCAGCCCTGACCGAGCCCGGCGCGCCGCGCATGTCGATGTTCAGCGAGCGCCCTGTCGATCCGGCAGGAACGACTATCCTCGCGTCTCCGTAGTCGATCTGGGGAGGCGTTGCGCGTCCTGCAGGAACGACAATCCGGCTGTCACCGTAGTCGATGTCGGGCATTGCGACCTCACTTCACGCGAATGTTGCCGAGGTGGTCGCGGAACATCTGGCCGCGGGGCAGCCGTTCGACGTCCTCTTGGGTGCGGGTGATCGGCAAGGTGATGACGGGCGGCGCATCGACCACGTTGCCGACCTTCAGCCCGCGATCGCGCGCGATGTTCTCGTACTGCGACCTGACCGCGTCATGCTGCCGCTGCCACGCCAGCACGCGCGTGTTGAGCTCGTTCATCAGAGCCATGCGGATCTCGGGCGTCAGCCTCGCTCCGCCGTTGATCGACTCGACCATGCCCTTGAGGCGATCGAACACGCCGCCGGTCCGCGCGATCATCACCTGCTCGCCCTCGCGGACGACGGAGCCGGGGTCCATGGCCTTGGCGAAGGCATAGACGAGGTTGAGGTCGCCAGCGAGCGTGTTGCCCGCGGTCGTGGCGGAGTTGAACGCCGTCACGACTTCCTTGTACCCGGTGACCTCCGGCATCTTGACGTAATTCTGCCGAAGCGTGTCTTCCATCGACGCCGTCTTCTCTGCGTCTCGGGGCGCGCTGTAGACGACGCTGGGAGCGCCAGGCTGGCCCGCAGGAGCGCCAGGCGCCACCGGAGCACCGGGAGCACCACCACCGACCTGAGGCGCTCCAGCGCCCATCCTGGGCGCTCCTGGGGCCACTGGGACGCCAGGCGCAGGGGCGCCAGGCGCAGGGATCGACACGAAGCTGTCGCCGATGCGCTGCGGCGCCCCGTAGAAGCTGCCCGCCGCCTGCGCTGCGGAGGTGGCGCCGGCACGAGCGGCGCGGACGCTGTCCGGCACGGCGTAGAAGGTGCCGGCCTCCCGGGCGCCAGCCTCGGCCCCGGCGCGCGCCGCGAGCTCCTGCGTGGAGACCGCGTCGAAGCGCCCGCGCTCGGAGGCGCGGGCGGTGGCGCCGGCGACCAGCGCCTTGAAGGCTGGCGTCTCGGCAGCCAGCTGCGCGACCGCCGCCTCGCGGACCAGCGGATCGGGGTGGTTGAGGTTGGCCTGGTAGTCGCCGATCTTCTTGGCGAGGTCGGTCTTCGACCAGGCATCCTTCGCCATCGCACCAGTGGCCGCCTCGGGGTTCGCCATGACCAGCGCGCGCTGCTGCGGCGTCATCCCCTGCGTCAGGTCCGTCAGCGCCTGCTGCTGGCGCATCTGCTGCATCAGCTTGGTCGCGCCGACATACTGCGACAGCGCGTTCTGCTGGGCCTGCTGGTAGGCGTTGAGGCCGTTCATCATGCCAGCCCCCAGCGCGCCACCGAGCGACCGCGGCTCGTAGGACGGGCCGCCGGCAGAGAGCAGGCCGGCACTGGTAGCGAGCAGGCCCTGCGTCAGCGGGCCGCCAGGGATGCCGCCGAGGAGGCCGGCGAGGAGCTCGTCTTGCGTTGCCATTCGCTCCTCCTCTCAGCCCATGCCGAAGATGTTGCCGTTGGCACCGCGCAGAAGGCCCGGCGCGGTGAGCCCGCCGCCCCTGCCGAACAGCATGTTCCCGAGCCCTGCGGCGCCGGTCGCCAGCCCGAGGCCTTCGGCCAGCGGGTTGGAGAACACCGGGCGCGTGTCGGTGCCGGTCGAGCCGAACTGGCCGCCGCCGACGAGCGCCATGTACTTGGCGAGCTTCTCGGCCGGCGTGTTCTGCTCGAAGTTCCAGCGGTTGACCTGGTCCTGCAGCTCCGCCTGCGACTGCTGCCGGCGAGCATCGCCGACGCCCGCGAGCGCGTTGAAGTCGGCGTAGTCCTGCGCGGCCATCGCCGGCGCCATGCCGAGCGCCTGCATCTGGCGCGTGCGCTCGTCGCCGTAGTTCGCGAAGGCCATGTTCTGGGCGATCTGCCCGACATTGCGCGACAGCACGTCCATATTCGCCCCGCTGCCGAGTCGGCCGGCGGCGCTGAACTGGCTCTGCACTGCGTCGATCGTCGGCTGCGCCGCGTTCTGGATTGCCTGTTGCAGGTACGGATTGCCGCCCGACAGGAAGGAACCGCCGAGCGTGCTGGCGAGGTTCTGCTGCGCGGCGGCGGTCAGCGGCGAGCCCGCCAGCGCACGCTGCTCGATGCCGCGGAGCGCCATCTCCTGCTGCGGAGCGAAGCCGACGACCGTGCTCTGCGGGTAATAGCTCGGCAGCTCGCTCTGGTAGAGCCGCTGCGCCTCGTTCGCGCCGTACTCGAGGAACGGCTTGATGAACGCCGCAGGCTCGGTCGTGCGATTGGACGTCACATACTCGGTCTTCGATCCGCCACCGCTCATCTCATAGCCCTCTCGTCATCAGCACGCGCACGTCCGCGTGCCTGAGTTTCTTGAGCCAACCCTTGCGCCCGATGATCTCGAGCCGCGCGCAGCCGTTCTGCCGCGCCCAGCCCTCGACCTGCCGCTCGATCTCCTTGATGCCATCGAGGTCTCCGGCGGCCAGCCACACCCGGCATGCACGCAGCAGCGGGTAGCTGATGACCTCGGTGACCGCGGCGCTGTCGCCGTGCATCCAGAGCTGCGCCTGGCCTGCGACGATCGCGTCGAAGACGTCCCGTTCGCTGTGCGTGCCGCCGTGATCGATTGCCGGCGCGAGGATGCGTCGCGCCTTCTCCCAGCTAGCCGAGAACGACATAGCTGAAGGTGCGGTCCGTCTGGGCGTTGTTCGCGTGCGTCAGCGTGAACGTCTGCTTGCCGCGCGCGCTCACATAGAGGCCGCCGATCGCCGCGGCGGCATTGGCCGTGCGCGGCATGAACAGGACCACGCTGTCCTGCCCCGCCCGCAGGTCGGACACCGTGGTCGTCGCCGAGTTCGCCGTCAGCGTCACGCTGCCGGTGGAATTGACCTTGCCATCGCGCAGGCTGTTGACGATCTCGTAGACGTCGCGCGCGCCATGCGCGAGCGGCAGCCCGCGGAATTGGTTGTCTGCCATCAGCGCCTGCCGGTCCTGCTGGCCGCGAAGTCGACGCCATAGGCCTGCGTCCACTCACCCGTTAGGTTCAGCCTGACGCGATGGAACTTGTTGGCCGAGCGCACTGGGCAGAAGCCGGCGGCGTTGAGCGACGACGCCGCGCCGTAGCTCACGCTGTCCTGCTGGCGCGCGCGCTCTCCGACCTGCACGGTCACCGTGCCGCCGGTCGTGTGCGGCGTCACCTGCGTGACCAGTGCGTGGCCGCCGTCGACCAGGTTGGCCTCGCCGGTCTCGATCGTCGCCTCGAGCGACGAGCCGGTGAACGCGCCGATCTTGCTGTCCACGCCGCCGCCGAACACGAACTTGCCGAGCTTGAGCGACGAGCTGTCGAGCGACACGCCAAGCGCGTCGAGCGAACCGGAGATGCTGTCGAGATCGTCGAGCGTGTAGGACGCATTGAACAGCGCCCCGACGAAGTCGTTGGTGACCTCGGCGTAGCTCCATTTGTCGATGGCGTAGTTGTAGATGATCAGCCGATCCGGCCCGCCACCGCTCTGCGCGGACGGAAACGACCACGCCACGATCTGGTTGAGAGGATCAACGGCGGCGGTGATCCGGTCGCGATAGGCCGCGTTCGAGTTCTCGAAGAACCAGCGGTTGACCCGCTCGCTGCCGATCGGCCGCGAGGCGTTGCCGTCGAAGGCATAGAACCCGTCGGACGCGATGTAGAAGCAGGTCGCACCAAGCTGCACGACGCTGCCTGGATACTCGCAGCCGCGCGCGGTCTCCACGCGGTCGAACTGAAACACGAGCGGAGAGCCGACGTACTGCATCCGCACGATCGCGCGCTCGAGGAACACGACCCCGAACTCGCCACCGCACAGCCCCGTGATCGCGCCGGCGTCCGCGATGTCCTGGTAGTCGGCCTGGTTGGTGCCGACAGTCCAGCTGGTGGCGTCGTTGATCGCCGACCAGCGCACCCTGTATGGCGTGGTCGTGCCGCTCTCGGTCACGTTGGCGCTCACGACGAAGTCGCGCACCGTGGTGATGAACTTGGACGACAGTCCTGCGACGAGGTCGGCGAAATTGCCGCCGCTGGTGATCGAGATCGACTGGATCGCGTCTGCGTTGTTGCAGGCGATGAGCCGGTCGCCGAAGGTCGTGAAGTAGAACCTGTCCGACGACGACGTTGCGTAGCCGCCGCTCTTGCTCACGTCCGACAGCGCGCCGGTGCTCTTCGTGAACTTCCAGAGCTTCGACAGCCCGCCGGCGTAGATCGTGACGGTGCCGCCGGCGGTCTTCGTGGCGGCGATGTTGGTCAGGCGCTCGGTGGCCGCCTGCGACAGCGCCGACAGCGCCGGGAACGGCTTGTATCCGCGGGCAGCCGGCTGCGCATTCTTCGCCACCGTCACACCCGGGCTGTTCAGCGCCGGCTGGTCAGGCAGCCATTGTCCGAGCTCGATCATGCCGCCTCTGCCCAGGTCTCGTTGCCGTTTGCCGCGTCGGTCCACGTCTCAGCGCCGGCTGCCTGCTCGGACCATGTCTCGCTGCCGGCCGCGGCCTGCGACCAGGCCTCCGCGCCGACCGCCTGCTCGGACCATGTTTCGGCGCCGGCGACGCCGAGCCCCCAACCGATACGCAGTGCGTCCGCGCCAGCAGATGCCGCGCCGCTCGACGCGGGCGTCGTCAGTGCGAACGACACCACCGTCGCAGAAGCCGTTGCGCTTGCCTCGCACGATCCGGTGCCAGCGCGGAACAGATTGCCGGCCGCCGATGCCGTTGCCACGCCCGCCGCCGGCACGATGGCCGTCGCCAGCGTCGGCACGGCAAGCGCAGCCACGCTTGCAGATCCAGACGCGATGTCCGCGCTGGCCTGCAGGAACCTCGAGGCGAGCGCGCTGATCGTCGCCGCGCCCGCCGCGCTCGCCTGGACGCCAACCGTGGCGCCGCTCGCCGCCGCGCCGCTCGCGGCCGAGCTCGCCGCTGCGGATGTTGCGACGATGCGCGCGCACGAGGCATTGCCGGCTGCAGCGCCAGCAGCGGACGGAGACGCTGAGGCGATGCTGCACGCAGTAGCCGCCGCTGAAGCAGCGCCGACAGCTGACGCCGCAGCACCCGCAATTCGCGCAGCCGACGCAGAAACTGTCGCCACGCCCTTGGCGAGCCCCAGCTCGTCGATCGATCCACTGAGAGCGTCGATCGACGTCGAGAAGCTGTCGATCGACGCCTGCGGGAACGCCGCAACCACGCGGCCGGATGCTGCGGCGCACGTCGCGACGCCATGCGGCAGGCCAATGGTGTCGAGCGTCTCGGCAAGCGCGTCGATCGACGTGGTCAGGCTGTCGAGCGATATCTCCGGCGAGACTGTGACGATCACAGCCACGATGGATCAGTCCTCGGTGACAATCGAGCCAGACTTGACGCGCGGGATGACGCCCGACGAGATGGCGACGGTCGGCGTGATGCTGCCCTTGTACAGGATCGATCCAGCGCCAGACGAGCTGGTGCCGATCGAGAAGTGCGTCGCGGTCTCGCTGCCGCCGGTCGCCTCGGGGAAGTCGACGTTCGCGGCGAGCGACGCGGTGTTGCCGCTGATCGTGAAGCCGGCCACCGACCTCGCGACCGCCTGGCGCGCGTAGCTCGTGTAGGCGCACTCGTTGGTCGTCTGCGAACCCGCCTCGCCAGGATCGGACGTGTGCAGCGCGATGTAGAGGCTGCCAGCCGTGCTTGACCCGCGCAGGCCGGTCGCGTCGCCGACGTTCGCGATGTTGCTGTTGTTGAACAGCAGCTCGAGCAGGCTCTGCTCGAAGGCATTGGACTTGGACATGGCAGCTCCTGTCAGGCGAGGCGCATGACCAGCGACGAGCCGCCGAACTTGGCGCCGTCCTCGCTGGTCGAGATTTCGGCGAGCGCGCGGCTGAACAGCTGCTCGAACTGAGGCACGCGCGGGTCGTCCATGAGGTAGACGGCCGCCGCAGCCAGCGCGCCGTAGAGGTAGGCGTCGGGGTAGCGCGTCAGGAGCGTGCTCGTCGGCGACGCATCCGACAGCGCCGTGACGCCAGTGATGTAGGCGATCTCGACGTCGTAGTCGTCGTCGGGCGCCGGCGCGAAGCGGATCTCGCTGCCGATCACCGTGTACGCCACCGGCTTGCCGTTGCCGGTCGACGGGTAGTTCGTGTCGATGCCATCGGGCGACAGGTAGTCGAGCGTCGAGACCGGAGAGGTCAGCAGCTTGACCGACCGAACCGAGCGCAGGTCGCTTGGCAGCAGGATGTAGGCGTCTCCGACCGTCATCGTCGAGGTCGCGCGCTTCTCCTGGGCGCGCGTCTCGAGCGCGCGCGACATGCGCGCCTCGGCCAGCGCGATGAACTCGGGGATGCGATCGGTCAGGTCGCTGCGCGCGAGCCAGTTGGCGACCGCGGTTTTCAGCTCGCTGTAGGTCGTGATCGCCATCAGATGGTCGCCCCGATCGTGCGGAAGTGGCGGTAGTCGCGATGGTTCACGAAGTCGCGCCA